TTTTTTCAGTGTGACTAAATCATACAGCATATTATTCCCAACTAAACAATGTGTCGAAAGTTGATTTAGTATCTGTATGAGCCGCAATGTCCCAGTTCAATACACCCAACAAGTTCTCGACTTTCTGATCGACAATAGTTGATTCCATTAAGCCTTGATCGAAGGGCAGAGTCTTAAACCATTCAGGGATGTTAGTTTGATCAATGGGATAACCGACACTACTATACTCTAACGGATTGTCTTTGAGCTTACATACGATAGTTTTCATACCATCAATGATCTTCATTGAATAGTTGTCACCATTCAATGAGCGAAGTCTGTTCCAGTTCATTGCGGCACGAACGTGTCCAGGCATATTTGCTTTGCCTAACCGTTCTTCGTCGGCAGTGTATTTTGTTAGATTATTAACACGCTTTGGTGTGCCCTTTTCCCATGCTGGCAAATCGGCAAATTGATATTTGAACTCACGGATCTTTTCATAAATGTCTTCTTTAGTTGCACCTGTCAGCACTTCTAGTAGAATTCTACTTAAAAAGTCTTGTACGATCTTGGGAGTATCACTGCGTTTAAGATCAAGACCCATAGCTTTTACTTTGCCTGGCTTGCCATCTGTATCCATGCGCTTGCCTTCAAGATCAAAGATCAATACAGCATAGCGCTTCTTCTTGATGAACAACCCTTTCTCAGCGATAAGTTCCCTACCGCCTTTGATGATCGCTCCCATGTCACGGGGACAATGAAATGCCCGTTCCATAAACGATGGGAAACTTTCGTTAACGCTATCAGCGATAGCGTCATAAATTTGTATACAAACATCTTTATTCCACTCCATTTTACCTGCGAGAATGTCTTTCTCGAAAATCGGGTACGCACTGAAATAAACACTATCAGTGTCCCCATATATGATTGCCTTACCAACGTGATCATATTCACCAGTCAAGCATTCATTAGTGTGTGCGTCCATATGTTTGGCAATGCTACGACCACACAATGTTGTACTTTGACCAATGCGCTTATCAAAGAAACGACAGCCAGCGTTCAAAATCGCACCGTACAAACTGTTCAAGTTAATCTTCTTAACAAGTTGTCGTTTATCCCAATATGCAACATCTTCTGTTGTCTCTGCTTTCTTCTTCTTGGCCTGCATCTCTTTCCGTTCTGCATACCAACGCTTTAACAATCCTGGAACAACCCCTTCAACATCGTATCTGAAGATAGTACCATTGGCACTCATTACCCAAGGTTGACTACTATCAAAGATTAGATGCCAAACTTCTGCCGCAGTATGAACAGTTGAGCCACCTTCTTCCCAATCAATTGTGATTTCAGTACCAACTTCCATATTCATCACAGAGTTGTATTCTAAACAGCCAAACAATCCCTCCCATGCATCAGCAAAAGTACTGCCAGAGGCAATCTTATCACCGATGTATTTGTCGGTCATCGTTTGTCTGAGTTGCCCAACGATTGTTTCTGGCCCCATGTTAAGTGCTCTAATAGCACTGGGGTAGAGCGAGTTGATGTCGATTGCTCCGATGTAGTCGTGCATGCCTCTTTTGGGCGTAGCAACATAGGCACCTGCGGCTTGCGTTGATTCATCATCGTATTTCTTCCTATTAGGCACAATCATACCACGCCCGTGAGCCTCATTAATGATGGCCTGCTCTGTTACAGCAACCGCACCCATTGTGGTTTGTAACAACACGGTATTGTCGTGAGCAATTTCATTTGCTAGATCGATGAAACGGAGTTTCTTGTCGAGTTTCGCAATTAGCATGGTATCTTGTCTGTTATAGTCTAGAAACTTGTGAAAGTCAGTGTTATACAACTGATCCAAAGTACCTTCATAGGCAACTTTGCGTTCGTCAAGTTCATATTCACCAATGGCGTCAAGACTATAACTGTGCCGTTCTTCATAGGTATACTTGCGATATAACTGCATGTAGTCCATATGAACACGACCAACTAAATCGAATGTAATCTGTTTTGCTCCATAGCGTTCGAACTCACGCTGTTTGGGGAACTGATTCCATAAACACAGTTTGCGAGTATCATCTTTACTCAATACTCGCTGTGTTCGCATCACGGTGTATGGGATATCGAAGCCTTCACTATTCCAACCAGTAACAATGTCTGCATCTTCGATTACATCAAAGAAGGCACTCAACATATCTTCTTCTCTTTCGAACAGATAGCAGTTTTCAAATCGATTGCAAACCTCTTCGGCACTGGCCCAACTATAACTCTTGGGTGGCAACGCAAGAGTAATCATCTTGTCGCACCAATCCAGATAAATTGAAAAAGCTGTTATTTTGTTAAAAGGATCGTCCGTAGGCGCGTAACCCTTCTCTTGATGAAAGTCCACTTCAATGTCAAAGAAGGCTGTTTGAAGTTTAGGGCTATCAAGTCCGAGATAATTGGTTGATAAGCATCTAAATATGGGGTTAAAATCACTTTCCCAGAGTCTCTTATTACTGTGTAGTTTGAGTTCTTTATGAAATTCTTTACTGCTCCGACTGCTAAAACGACTAACCGGGGTTCCGTATATAGTCCTGAATTTGCCTTTCGGATCGTCATAATAAAAAGTATAATCTACTGGGTATTCTCGGTATTTTCTGATACCATTTACACGCTCCACAATGTGGATGCGGTCTTTTTGCCTGTCATATAGGGCATCAACGTAACTCATATCTCTCCATGTGTAGTTTAAAAGCCTACACTTACTCTGCATGTCTGTTTATAGTCTGACGAGGACTAATGATACTTATCTTAATAAAACCCCCAACAATCAGTTGTTATAAAAACTTTTTCACGATAGTATATCTGATTCGTCTGATTGCTGGAGCTAATAATCACAATGTTTTGCCAACAGTCTCTAAAATAGTGTTGAGTTCATCGTGGTCACGATTGGTTTCACCTAACCGTGCTTTGTGGGCAATTTTCAATGCCTTCTTTAACACGCCTGGTTTGATTTCCAATTCTTCTGCTACTGCTTTAACTGTCTCATTAAGACCTGCGCTCAAATCTTCAATCTCTTGAAGAACGCTCATACCTTCATTGATAAGTTGTGTCAGTTTGATTTTGGCATCGCCATTAAATGTACGATCATAGTCGCTCATAATTTCTCCTCTTGAATGATGTATTCTATATGAAAGTTTTTGTGAATACAAGTTAAACGGTGTTATCCACGATATTGTTCTAACAACGAAACTATTGCCTCTTTAACCCCTGGATCATTCATAAAGTATGAACGAAATGATTGATCCATATAAGCGGGTCTTTTGCTTGGATCGCCAGTAATACTTTCTAATTTTTGCTTGTTATCAAAATAATCTTGGTTATGATCAAGATCAAAAATATACGATTTTGGTTCAATCTTGTGTTTTAATGGATCTCGGCACAATGTATCTAAATTTGTATAACTCCAACACTGGATGTAGTCAGTGTTGTAAAAAGTGTCATTACTATATTTTTGTATTGATTCTGGTTTGATTGTTAATCTTTTAACAGTACTTCTAGTATCAAAGAATGGTCGCAGTAGACTAAATTCCCATTTTAAGTTGAAGTAATGCCACCACCACCAATCGGATATGCTATTGATATTAGCAACCCCAACTTCTTCAATGTTGTTACTAACTTTCTCTGTATACCAATCAGCAAAATCTGTTGATGCACCTCTATTGACTATACCCTGTGCTATGAGATTTTTATTATCACGCCATGACAACAAGTGTTTGTGATCTTCTAAAAGAAATGCATACATGGGCATACTGGGTCCGTAAATGCAATCTCCTGGATCACCGTGCGTTAAAATATGTGATGCTATAAACTCATCTGTAACATCTAGTGTTGTAGTGTCACGACATTCTATTTTGTCTTGAATGAAATTTTTATAGAACACTGGGTTTTCACCAATACATCTGTCAGTGTGATAGATGACTAGTTGATCCATGTGCTGTGTATTTTTAATAAATGATGACAACACACAAGTGCTATCGATGCCACCACTCCACATAACAGCAATTCTTTGATTGCGACTCAATAACTCATTGGCTCTGCGATCAAGTAAGTTACTTAATTTTTCATTATTGGCAACTAATTTTGGTGCAGAGAATATTGGATTGCTTGTTGCTGACCATGGATTTGTAAATGTACCCTGTCTTGGTCTTAGATCATGAAGCCCTAGCACATAGAAACTAATCTCTGCCCAATTTTTACCCGGTCCAGATAGATTTAAGTGCCTTAAAGGCAAATGAACCATGGCACTATTCTTGAGATTATCAATGTGGTATTGCTTGTATTTTTCAGACATACACTAGTATAACAAAAATTTAGAGGAAAATAAATGCTCACTTTGACCAACGAATGGCGTTAAGTTGGTACTGGCAGAAGCCGCCACACACCACCGTTACGAATAACGGGTCCTAAGGGTGTTTATTGGATATCAAAAACTTGATATCGTCCTTTTGTATGAGCATCACCTAGAATAGCAGTAGTCCAGGCTAACTTACCTGTCATAGACCACTGAAACCCGAATGATACATTCAACTCACTATCGTGAATCCAAAAAGGTTCATCTTTGGGTAACAT